ACATAGGAAACACTATGCCTGTTAAGAAGTTATTATTTAAATCTGGAGTTAATAGAGAAAATACTCGTTATACTAATGAAGGTGGTTGGTTTGAGTGTAATAACATACGGTTCAGACAAGGTACTCCTGAAAAAATAGGTGGGTGGACTCGCATAAACTCTTCAACCTTTGATGGTATTGCAAGATCGCTACACAACTGGATTACTTTATCAGGACAAAATCTAATAGGCGTAGGCACTAACCTTAAGTTTTTAATAGAAAACGGAGGTGCTTATAACGATATTACTCCAGTACGTACTACAACGTCTGCAGGGGATGTAACATTTAGTGCGTCTAATACAACTTTAAGCGCTGCTGTAAGTTCTACAAGTGCAACAACCATAGCTATAACTGACGCCACAGGATTCCCGACTGCAGGAAAAGTTTTAATAGGTAGTGAGATAGTTGACTATACAGGCATTACTAACAACACGTTGACAGGTTGTACACGAGGAGCTTCTAAACTTGTAGATAACGTGGCTACTAGCACAACAGCAGCAACGCATAGTTCTGGAGCTGCAGTAACGTGTTTTACTATAATTGTTACAGATACTGCTCATGGGGCTGTTGCAGGAGACTTTGTTACATTTAGCGGGGCTGCTTCATTAGGAGGTAATATTACCGCTACTGTTTTAAATAGAAATTATCAAATAGAAGCAGTAGAGACTCTAGATACTTACACAATACTTGCTAAAAGTTTTAGTGATACTACACTTAAATTTACTAATGTTGCGTCTACTTCTTCAGATTCTGGCAACGGCGGCAATAGTGTTGTTGGAACTTATCAAGTAAGTACCACTGCGTCATCTGCTACAGAAGTACGAGGTTGGGGTGCAGGGGCTTGGGGGTCAGGTCCTTTTAGTACTGGTGAAACAAGTACAGAAGAATTTCGTTTATGGACACAAAGTAACTTTACAGAAGACTTAATCTTTGGACCAAGAGGGGGTCGTTTGTATTATTGGGATGCAAGCGTAGATTCTTCTCTAGAGACAAGGGCTGTTGAACTTAATACTCTTGCAGGGGCATCTAACGTACCTACTGTTCAAAATGGAATATTAGTTTCTGATGTAAGTAATTTTGTGTTTTGTTTCGGCGCTAATATATACGGATCTACTACTCAAGACCCTATGCTTATACGTTGGTCAGATATAGAAAGTGCTGTAAATTGGGAGGTTACTGCTACTAGTCAAGCAGGATTTCTAACGTTATCTAAAGGAACGGAAATAGTTGGAGCAAAACAAGGTAGGCAAGAAATTCTTATTTGGACTGATTCTGCTTTGTATGCTTTACAATATGTAGGAATAGATTCAGGTGTGTGGAGTTCTCAACTTATTGGTGAAAAAATATCTGTAGCTTCTCAAAATTCTATGGTTACTGCGGGAGGCTCAACCTATTGGATGGGTAAAGATAAGTTTTATCAATATGATGGGCGGGTGCAAACATTACCGTGCGATTTACGTAAACATGTTTTTACTGATTTTAATACTGAACAGTATACTCAGGTGTTTGGTGGCAGTAATGAAGGGTATAATGAAATATGGTGGTTTTATTGTTCTAGTAGTGCCACCAATATTGATAAATACATCGTGTATAATTATGTAGAAAATATTTGGTATTATGGGTCTATGGCACGTTCTGCTTGGTTAGACTCAGGGCTTCGTAATTTTCCGCTTGCAGCTACATATAATGGAGTGCTTGTAAACCATGAAGAAGGTATAGATGATAATGAAACAGGCACTACAGCGGCTATATCTTCGTTTATTACTTCAGCGGAGTTTGATTTAGATGATGGGCATCAGTTTATGCTCATGTCCCGTGTAATACCTGATGTGTCTTTTGAAGGCTCTACCGCAGGCGCTCCTGCAGTTGATATGACCTTTTTTGGTCTAGGGTCTTCAGGTTCAGGATACAACAACCCCGCGTCAGAAAGTGGCGTTAATACAGGTACAATAACACGTTCAGCTACATCTCCTGTAGAGGTCTATACAACACAAGTACACACACGAGTTCGAGGTAGACAGATGTCTTTAAAGATAGAATCTAGTGCTACAGGGGTTCAATGGCAGTTAGGCGCTCCAAGACTTGATATGCGCCCAGATGGGAGGCGATAATGACCACTGAATATGTAGTAGGTTTTCGTGCGCCCGCACTGCCTTTTCCTCCTGATGAATATGATAAGTTGTATGTAAGCGAATTTAACGCATTGTTACGTATATATTTTAGTCAAATAGATAATACATTACGTAACACTGCTATTGTAAACAAATCTGAAGCACAAGCGTGGTTTTTTAGCTAATGGCAAATACGTATACAAATGCAAAACTAGATTTATCAAGCACAAGTGTTACAACACTTTATACCTGTGCAACAGCTACAACAGCTATATTTAAGTCTATTCTTGTATCCGAAGACTCAGGCAACGCAGATACTATTACTGTTACTTTGACTAACGGTACTAGCGTGTTTAGTTTATTTAAAACAAAGTCTATTAGCGCAAATGCTACAACAGAGCTACTTACCGCACCTCTTGTTGTTACTGCAGGGGAAATAGTAAAAGTAACTGCTGCTACTGCTAACAGGTTGCACGTTGTTGCTAGTGTATTGGAGTTAACATAATGAGTGAGTTGACTGTAAAAGAACATAACGGGTTTCAATTTTACGTTGATGATACTGGAACTTATGCAGGGCAAGTAGGCGCAACAGGTGCTGAACTTATCCCTGGTATAGTATCCGCAGGTCTTATTCCAGGGGTTACAGCTCCTGCTGAAAGAATTATAAATGCTCCTGCTTCACAAATGGAATTGTATATTGAGTTAATGGGCGCGGAAAATGTATCTGCTAAACCTGATCCTGTATCTTCTACAGAAAATGTATCTGCTAAACCTGATCCTGTATCTTCTACAGAAAATGTATCTGCTAAACCTGATCCTGTATCTTCTACAGAAAATGTATCTGCTAAACCTGATCCTGCGTCTTCCACTTCATATGAACAAACTTCAAGACAAGAAATATATGATTATAGAATAACAAATGGTATAGACCCTACCATTGACGGCATGAGTTTAGAAGGGCTTAATACTGTAGAAAACAATATTATAGAAACAGCCCCACCTTTTGTAGCAGAACCTTTTAAGTCAGATGTCCCAGGTGATGGAAGTAGTAAAGGGTATTGGGGTTTTTATGATCCAGATGGTAATTTTGTAAATTTAGGAACTCGTCACGATGGAGTGAGTTCAGGAGGAAAAAAATACGAAGAGTATTTCAATGAAAAAGTTGCCGCCGCAGAGTTTTTAATTAACAATCCTGAGTTTGAAGCTACAGGCGAAATAATTAAAAAAGGTGATGAAGGAGGAGATGATCTTGGTAAAACTTGGGGAAAAGAATATACAAATTCCGAAACGGGAGAAACAATAGTATTAGATTTAGGTGTACCTAAAAAAGATGAAGCAGAAATTTGGAGTCCTACAGTAGGTTCAGAAGGAAGAACAAGCGAAGGTTTAGGTGGTTTTGTAAACGATGTTCTTGGTAGCAATATAGTAAAAGGGGCGCTTGCGGTTGTAACGGGTGGAGCTTCTATACCTTTTACAACTCTTGGGACAGCAGTTAAAACTGTAGCAGATGGCGGTAATCCTATTCTTGCATTTTTAAGCACGGGTGCAGGAATGCAGTTGGGGACCGACCTAATTAAAACATTGTCAGATGCAACAGGTGGTGATTTGTCATCTGCCGCAAAAGACGCAATTACAGGTGTTTTTGAAGGAAAAAATTTAGAGTCTATTGTGGCAAGTGCGGCAGGATTAGATGGTATCGCTGCGGCTATTTCAGAACAATTAACAGATGTAGTAAAAGAAGTTATTCCTGACCTTTCTAGTGAGCTAGCAGATGGCATTAAAGACACCCTTACCTCAACAATAACGCAAGTAACCACGGGGTCAGATTTAGCCACTGCTCTAGATAGCGCAATAGGAGGCGCTCTTATGGCAGAAGCAACTAAGCCTCCAAAAGATGAGATAGATGCTGATACAATAGTAGATGCAGAAACTCTTGATGCTATGTCCGAAGCAGAAACAGGTGCAACACCATCTACTACTGACGAAACAGAACAATTTGCAACCGCAACTTCTACAACACCATCTACTACTGACGAGACAAATCAGTTTGCTACTGCAGAAGGGGCAAGTGGAGATCAACCTGACGTAGACACAGATCCTCTTTCTCAACCTGAAGGAGATGACCCTATAGCAGACCCTGCAACAATAGCGTCTGAAGAGGATGCACCTGTAATAGGAGATCCAGATACACTAGAGTCTCCCGCAGATGCTACAGATGCACCTGTTATAAAAACAGCAGAAGAAGAACTAGCAGACTTAGGGTTAACTGATGGCGCTCCTCCTACTACTAGACCAGATGCACCCGCTTATGAAGACTTGTACGGACCTCTTTACAGCGAAGATGCTGATAACTCACTCACATTTAAAGGTACAGATGTTGCAGAATTTGTTAACAAATTAGCAGGTAGCGAAAGCAGTGGTGATTACCAAGCTGAGTATAGTTTTATTAACGAAGAAGGAGAACTAGAAAGGTATGTAGGACTACTACAATTTGGTGAAGATAGACTAGAAGATTACAACAAAGCTAATAATAC